TACCAGCTGCAACCAATTCTGTTCCTTATATTTTGTTGGCCACTGCGTCAAATAAGATATCAGGTGCTGGAACTGGCATAGCAGTAGGCACAACTGCAGCAACTGTTAATCAAACATTCTTGATTACAAGTCAACGAGATTTGTTATCTACTTTTGGGGTTCCGTTCTTTTATAACACTGCAGCAGGAACACCAATCAATGGCTACGAACTTAACGAATACGGCTTATTGGCTGCGTATTCGGCCCTTGGTATATCTAATAGATGCTACGTACAACGTGTAGACATTGATCTATCACAGTTGACTGCTACATTAACTAGACCAGTTGGTAGTCCTCCTAATAATACTTACTGGCTAGATACTGCAAACACTGCATGGGGTATTTTTGAATGGAATCAGGTTACTGGTGCATTTACCAATCAAGTACCATTGGTTATTACTGATACTGCCAATCTTGAAACCGGTTCCACTGTGCCATTACAAAGTTTTGGCAGCATTGGTCAATATGCAGTTACCGCAACCAGCACAACATTGCCTGGCTACTACAAACGTGGCGGTCCTACCAGTGCTCAAACCAGTGCAACTGAACTCAGTGATTTCAATAACACCTGGGTGTTGATTGGCAGTGATGATTGGAAAACTGCATGGCCAACTGTGCAAGGCACACTAGCGCCTACCTCATTGACTGCTGGTAATACAATAACTATCAATGGCACAGTTGTCACTGTTCCTGTTAGCCCTAATAACACAGTTGAAGGTTTGTCTAATGCTATCAACACTGCAGCTATAACAGGTGTTTATTCTGCTCATATTGGTGGAAAATTAGAATTGTATGCCAACAGCACAGCCACAAGCGATGGCAGTACCGAAGGCACAGGTATAGTTAACATCACTGCTAGTACAGGCACAGTGTTGGCCAATTTGGGCATTGTTGCAACTACATATTTTGCACCTGCGTATCTTGCCAGCCCAAATTACACTGCACCAAACTGGAGATCCACTGCACCGCAACCAGAACCAACTGGATCTGTATGGCAAAAAACCAACAATGTAAATTTGGGTACTAACATTGTTATGAAACGTTACAATTCAACACTGGGAACATTTGTACAACAAGCATGTCCTGTGTACTACAATGATGCCGCTGCAATATATGCACTAGATCCATCTGGCGGCGGCACAAATATTCCAGCTGGCAGTACCTATGCAGAAGTTAATCCTTATTATACAGAATTATCTGGCAACGGCGGCACATCTGGATTTTTAATACTTGAAAGATACGCCACAGGCCCTACAATAATTACTGGTACCGATACAACACCTGGTCCGTTTGTTTCTGGTAATAGTTTTTCAATAAGGGCCACACAGCCTGGCACTGCTTCTTTAACATCACCACCGGCTCTTGTCACACTACTAGGTACTACCGCTACAGATTTTGTCAGCGCAGTCAGTGCCGCAGCTGTACCATATGTTAGTGCATCAATTAACAGCAGTGGAGCATTGGTGTTTACTCACAGTACCGGAGGTGACATCATTCTTGCCAATGTTACTGGAACCCCAGTGGCCACTGCAGGGTTTTCGACTGCTTGTGTTGGTGTTAGATCTCTGGATGTTACAACTAATAGTTTAATACTCAGCAACTGGGTAGGATCTACAACCTTCACTTACACTGCTAGTAACAGTGCACCAAATCAAGATCCAGCATCTGGTCAACTATGGTATTATTCTGCCATAGATCAGGCTGATATCATGATCAGTGATAATGGTGTGTGGGTAGGATATCAAAATGCCAATCCAGACGTGCGTGGATATGACCTAAGTCAAACCAATGCCACTGGGCCACAGTTTAGCCCTACTGCACCGACAACCCAAAACAATTCATCTGCTAGTCCATTGGTATATGGTGATTTGTGGATCGATACCAGTGATTTAGAAAATTATCCATTGATTAATCGTTGGCAAGATGTTGACGGTCAAGATCAATGGGTTACACTCAGTAATGCTGATCAAACAACAGAAAACGGTGTGTTATTTGCTGATGCACGATGGGCGCCAAACGGAACCACAGATCCAGTCACTGATCCAATTCCTAGCATTGTTAGTTTGTTAACCAGTGATTATTTGGATCTAGATGCACCTGACCCTGCACTGTATCCACAGGGCATATTGTTGTTTAACACACGCAGATCCGGATACAACGTAAAACAATTTGAAGCCAATTATTTCAATGCCACTTCATATCCACCACCTGACACATTACCAACAGTGACCAGCACTTGGCTGACTGCTAGTGGGTTGCGTATAGATGGATCCCCTTATATGGGACGCCAAGCACAACGAGCAATGATTGTACAAGCACTCAAAGCCGGCATTGATTCAAATACCACAATACGTGAAAATCAAAATGTGTTCAATTTGATTGCATGCCCTCAGTATCCAGAGCTGGCATCAAACATGGTTGCACTTAACAATGATCGTAATGACACTGGATTTGTGGTGGTTGATACTCCTTTGCGACTAAGTCCAACCGATGTTGTTACATGGGCCACAAACAACAATGGACTTGGAATTCCTGCAGGCGACGGATTAACAACCAATGACTCATATGCGGCAACGTTTTATCCTAGTTGCCAAACAACTGACCTTAGTGGAAATTCAGTGGTGCAACCACCTAGTCACATGATGGTACGCACAATTATCCGTAGTGATAGTGTGAGCTATCCGTGGTTGGCACCTGCTGGCACACGACGTGGAGTTGTAGACAATGCGTTTAGCCTAGGATTCATTGATGCCACAACTGGTGAGTATACACGCAATACTATAAATCAAGGACTGCGCGATACGCTATATCAAAATGATATTAATCCAATTACATTTATACCAGGCGTTGGTATTACTAACTTTGGTAATCTCACACTGCAAGCAACTACAACTGCATTAGACCGCATTAACGTAGCACGTTTAGTAGCTTATTTGCGCGGCAGATTGCAACTAATTGGTAACAATTACTTGTTTGAACCCAATGATTCAATCACTCGTGCACAAATTACTAACTCAGTGACCAGTTTGATGATTGATCTTGTGAACAAACGTGGTATCTATGACTACTTGGTTGTGTGCGATCTTTCTAACAATACTCCTGCTACAATTGACCGCAATGAGTTATACGTGGATATTGCAATTGAACCAGTCAAAGCAATTGAGTTTATCTACATACCATTGCGCATACAAAACACAGGAACCATTGCTGCACAAACAACAGCCTAAGAAAGTCGGGTAAAATTTACCCGACCTTTTTACCATAAATAAACGTATCAGGAGATAGAACACAAATGGCTACATCATCACTAACAAAAATGACAGTGCCTCTGGCCAACGACCAGAGCAGTCCAACACAGGGCTTGATAATGCCCAAGCTGAAATATAGATTCAGAGTCTCATTTCAGAATCTTGGCGTAGGCGGGTTCACTACAGATCTTACCAAACAAGTTGTAGATTTTACAAGACCCAATGTAACTTTTGAAAATATTGATCTTCCTGTATATAACAGTACTATTAAATTAGCTGGAAAATACAGCTGGGCTGACGTTACATGCAACATACGTGATAGTGCAGATGGTGCAGTCAGTCAGTTAATTGGTGAGCAACTGCAGAAACAATTGGATTTTGCAGAAATGAGTTCTGCGGCTTCTGGTATTGATTATAAATTCTTAACCTTTTTTGAAGTGCTTGATGGTGGCAATGGTGTTAACGCACCAATAGCGTTAGAGTCGTGGCAATTGTTGGGATGCTATCTTCAAACTGTTAACTATAACGATTTCAATTATGGCTCAAATGAAGCAGCCACAATTAGTTTAACAATCAGATATGACAATGCAATCCAAGGGCCTAGCGGTGGTGGTGGCGTTGGTATTCCGATTCTTAGAACCAATGGCGACGTTGCTACCAGCATAGGCGGCTAAAAAAAGTGGGTTTTGCTGAAAACCTGCTTCAAGGATTCGCCGCTGGCCAGGCTGTAAATGGTATTTCTGGTCTTAAAGATTATAGACATGCGTCAAAGGTCTTTAGGACCAATAACTATGCACTGACACCCAGGCTCAAATATCTATTCCATGTTTATTTTAACATCAACACTGCAGGCATACCTGCGTTAAGTAATTTATTTGGTACTGGTAATTCTTCAAGTGTCAGTGTACTAGTTAAAACTGCTCAATTGCCCAGTTACACATTTGAAGTTGATGTTATGAATCAGTACAACCGCAAGCGGCTAGTACAGACCAAAATCAATTATGATCCTGTAACATTGACGTTTCACGATGATACCAGCGATTTAATTAGAACAATGTGGTACAACTACTACAGCTATTATTATGCTGACCCCAGTCAAGGCTACAACAATGTACCAAACCAACCCGGCACCTCTGGTCAATCTGCTACCAATGTCAATGGCTTTGGTTATAACACCAGTGATATCTACAATAGCGCACGGGCTGTCAGTGATTGGGGATACATAGGCGAGACCTATAACAATTCAAGCCAGAGCACTGCTAGTACCACAGCCAGCAAGCCACCATTTTTTAATGACATAACCATATATGGTCTTGCCAACAAACAGTTTGCACAATACACGTTGATCAATCCAATAATCACTGGATGGCAGCATGACACATATGACTACAGCCAAGGCAACGGCACAGTACAACACACAATGAGCATACGCTACGAAACAGTGAAATATTATTCTGGCGCAGTGGGCGGTCAGACTCCCAGCAACAATGTTCTTGGTTTTGCTGATCCAGCACATTATGATACCACACCTAGTTCTATTGCACGAGCAGGTTCCACCAATACTGTATTTTTACAAGGCGGCACTGTTGCAACAACTGGTTATGTTCAAGATTTACAAGCGGTCCAATCAGGGTTCAATGGTTCACAAAATGTCAGAGGTGCAGTGCAAACTGCCGGAGTCAACATCAACACATATCAACGTGGTCCTAGTAGAGTATCAACAACTGCATACAACAACGCTCAAAGCATAGCGCAAGGCAGTTTGCCTGGACAAATCCAACAAATACAAAATTCAGGTGGCGGCGCATTTTTTCCATTGCCACCTATTCCAGTGACAGGAGAGTACGGACAAACAACAAATTTAAGTATTGATCCAAATAATCCGGGCGGCCCAGGAGGTGCATGATAATCATGGGCACAGTTAACGCAATCAATACCAACACTGATTTATCAGTGCGGGTGTTTGACAGTTTTTACAGTTTTTCACAAGATGTGCCAGCGGATGAGTATGATGTGGTCAATAGTTATTTTCGCAGTGTGTTCAGCACTGCTGACGCAGCAGCCAATTTCACAGTGACATTGTTCAGAGTTGCTGAACAATCAAAAATTCCTGTGCTGACGCTGTTGCAACAAATACAAGGACAAAGCCAGCCTCAATTGACACT